AGATTCAATAGTGACGGCACTAGAAGCGGCAATCAAAGGGACGGATGATCTTGGAAAATCACTGCAACAGATCGCCAGTGACTTGCTTAAGAATCTTGGCAAGATGTTCCTTAATGCAGGATTCTCAGGCCTCCAATCGAAATTGTTCCCCAACCTGTTTGCTGAGGGTGGATATGTCACCGGCCCAACGCCAGCCCTGATTGGGGAAGGTGGAGAACCAGAATATGTAATTCCGGCTAGTAAGATGGCTTCTAGTCTCGCTAAATACTCTTCTGGCGTTCGCGGTGATGCTGTAGTGGAAGCTGGTGGCGCATCAACTACCAGTGGTGGGGTAGCAGTAGCCGATCAACCAATGTCAATTAACATCAGCGGTGGAATTACACAAGTTGGAGGCGAGAACTTTATTCGCCAAGACCAACTGCCGAGCATTATCAGTCAAGCTGGCAAAGCCGGTGAGGCTAGGGCTCTACGTCGTCTTAGGCAGTCACCTAATGCTCGAAAAGGTGTAGGGATATGAGCCTGACAATAAATCTCGGCCATCGGCTTGAGTTCTTTGGACAAGATACGGATCCTAAGGGTAAATACCAAAACTGGTATGTCGATCAAAATGATGATGGTTATACCTTTTTGCCGTTTGGTTTCTCAGGCGTCACTGTCAGCCTTGAGGGCGACAATATCAATGCGACTTTAGTTTTGCCAATTGATGGCATAGCTCGTACTTTTGCTCAAACTGCTATTGATGAGCGATGGTTAGCGAAGATTGAAGTTTGTCGCATGGACTTAAGTACATCGGTTGATCCCACCATGCTCTATTCATATTTTGGGCAAATTGCCGACTCAGGCTGGGATGCAGTATCGATTCAGCTAGAGCTAAACACTGTTTTAGATGCGGCAGGTTTAGATATTCCTAGGCGACGTTTGCAGCAAAAATTAGTTGGTCGCCTTCCAACCACTGGTCAAATTGGCTTGCGTTGATTTATTAGGGATGCCCTATCGCCTGGGTGGTGATGGCTCAGACGGCACTATTGACTGTATCCATTTGAGTTATGCCGTTTTAAGTGAACTAGGTATAACGGCTCCAGTGTTTAATCCTGACTGGTATCACGAAAGTAAGTGGACAATTGCCAGAGACATTCATCGGTGGGGTTACAGGATTGATCGGCCTACAATGGATGGTGACATTCTCCTCCTAGCTGAAGAGCGGGCATTTGCAGCAACATGGGAGACCGGGATTCTGTTTATCAACAAAATCAGCAACCGAGTGGCATGGGCTCCTTTGAACGTGTTCCCGAATTGCCTTTGCTTCCGGGCGAAAGAGACCTGATTGAACTGCTTGGTATAACCGAAGTTGAGTATCGAGAATTTCAGGCCGAGGTAAGGAGGAAGGGGAGGCTAAGGCCGGCGGAGTATGACCACATACCAGATATTCGGTGTGATCCTGTTATTACACCAATTCTGGTCAACCTGGCGATCGGCATTGCCTTGACTGGCATTGGCTTGCTTTTAGCTCCAAAGCCAAATCGACCTGAACAGCAGAAAGATGATGAGGTGTCTCAAAGACGGCTTGCCAACATTCGTGGGCGAAGTCGATTTAATGAATCCACTGGCTTTGGTTCGTTTCAGCAAATTGGAGTGCTGGGCGACACTGTGCCTATTTTGTTTGGGCGTTATGCGGAAACCAATCCACCTACAGGCGGCATTAGCTGTGCTCCTACCTTGATCTGGAGTCGAATGTTGTCCTATGGGCAACATCAAACATTTCGCGGCATTTATCTTTTAAGTCAAGCTTTGTATGACGAAGCAGGAATTAATAATCCAGGTTTGTCGGGAATTTTAATCGGCAACAACAGTTTAGATAATTTGAGTGAGCGCAAATTTGCTGTTTATTACAGCAGTGGAAATGAGAACAATAATCCTACCGATCGAATTGTTGCTAGTGATTTGATTGCTGGTACGCGAGCTGAAGTGTCAGCAGGCGATCCATTTACAACCAATGATCCCTTTGTAGTGCCAACTGAAGAGGGTGTGCAAGGCGGCTTCTCAATGGCTGTGCAGCCGAGTAATCAAACAAGTTTTGGCTTGCATTCGGCAATTAGAAATGGCAGCAGCATTCGAGTTAATTGGACAAACATTCCATTTTGGCCGGATGATTTAGAAGGTGATGGCGAAGATCGTGTGGAAGATGAACGCAAAAAGATTGCTGGCAGTAGAGCAGATAATCGCGGTGATGGGATGAAAGGAACTGGGCGAGCTTATAGCCCGAAAATGGGATTGGTTACATTTAATTCGGCTGAGGTTGAGGACATAACTGAATTCGATGCTGTTATAGGAAGCACGGTGGGATTTATTATTTCGCAGAGTTCATATCGCGATAAAACAGCTGACCTTGGATTTAGGAATAATTCAGGTGTTACCGGTGACGACATTCAAAGTACAACCAATAGTTTTCGCCAGGCAGCTAATGATTCTTTGACCGAAGGCGAGATATTTCAAATTGGCGAGGCATTATGGCAAGTGCATCAACGGCAAGGAACCTATGTCCCTGAAGGCGAAACAGGCTCTCAAGATGCTTATATCATTCTCAAGTGCATTGAGATATTGAATGGCACTAATACGGCAAAAGTTGGAGTTGCAGGTTACAAAGCGATTCGGCAATGGGTGACAGATGAAGGCGGAGATGCGACTGCTACAGAAGATGATTTTGCTCGAGGTTGGGTGGGTCAGCTTTGGTATCCCTTGCTGCGATCAGATATTGGCATGGTTAGGTCTGAACGCCAGTCGCCTGTGGTTGACATTGGTATTACAAGTACGGTTTATACACAGTTGAACGGGTTAGGGAATTTTCCAGCGTTGCCCACTCCTAATGAGTTAGAAAGATTCGATAATGACAATGTGCAAGTTACGGCTGGGACTCAGTCTTTGTTTTGTCAACGGGCTTCATTTTTCACTGTTCATATTCGACCATCGGGCATTAATCAATCAACAGGTAAATTATGGGATTGGGTGCCAACTAGAAAAAAGTTTGGAGTAGTTGGCAATCGACCTACTGAGCAATACAACTTTCTGCGTTTTTTATGCACTAGATCACCTGCGGGTAAAGATGTCTATGGCGAGTTTGAGTTTAGGTTTGTTGGAATCGCCATGGCAAACTTAGCGCGAGATACGGATGAGGCTGATATTGTTGATATCCTTGATGCAAAGTCGCAGAATTTTCATTCTATTAGTGGTTTATCCGCACATGGCTATGAATTTCAGGCTACATATCGTGGAACCCCTACAGCATTTGGCGAATTATTTCCCTTAGGTGAATTCATTAATCGTGGGAAGAGGGGTGAATTTGGATATACAACCGAAGTCGTTCCAGGTAGCCAATTAACCCTTGAAACCATTTATCCCACCTGGATTCCTTCAGGCAAATTAGCGGCATATTGGTACGAAATTTTTGGTTTAGCCGATGCCCAGAAGGGTCAAACCAAGTCCTATGAAGGGCGAGCCTACAAGAATTTTGATGATGGCACACCTGACTTTGATGGGCCTTATATCGAATATCGCGTAGTGGCCACCTCACAGCCGGTCTGGTGGCATCAAGAAAAGTACGGTTATGACAATGCTTGGGTCGATTACACCTGGACAGTTCTTGACTCTTCTGGTGAGTGGGGGGTAGGCGATGCAGCGTTTGCTTGGGAGCCAATTCCGACATCAGGCAACCCTTATACCTTTGATTGGCCCGATCCTTTAGATGGAAGTGATGACTGGAACGGAGGACCATTGCTAATTGTTAGCGAGGTTCAAACAGAAGGCGAACTTATTGGGGAAGAGGAGGGTCGAATTTTTGAAAAGTACAGCGGTGTTGCAAACATTAGTTTCTACAACGAAGTAGCGTTTTCTAATGACAATAATGCAGAGCATCGTATTTCTTATTTCAATCAAATCAATGCCAACATTACTGATGAAGGCGTGCAATATGGTCATTATTTAGATCTTGCGATAATGGGCCTGGTTCTTCAAAGCAATCGCCAATTCCCAAGTGTTGATCAACTCCGTGTTTGGCTTCCCTATGGGGTAAGTGTTTATCGGTTTAGGACTGATGACTATGGGCCAAGCAACTTGTATCCCGAGTTGGCTTATTACTTGTTGACCGACAAATTGCAAGGAGCTGGTACATTCGTCAATGAGCAATTAATTGATAAGGACGCATTTGCCGAAGCTGCTACTTTTTGTGAGTTAAATCAGTTCAATTTTGACGGTGCAATTACTGACCCGCAAAACCTTAGGACTTATCTGACATCATTAGCACCGGCTTTCTTGTGCGACTTTGTAATTAAAAATGGCAAGTTCGGCATTGTCCCTGCAGTGCCACAGGTTAATGGAACCATTGACTCGGCAGAGTTGCCAGTTAGTGGTTATTTCAGTGCAGGCAACATTATTGATAACTCATTCTCGGTTAGTTTCATCCCTATCAATGATCGGCGAAATGTAAGGATGTCAATTATCTATCGGCAAATGGTGCGCGAGCAATTGCCGGAAAATAGAACGGTAACTTTAAGCTGGAAAGACTTGCCAGAGGCTGGACTTGATTTGCAGTTTGATCAATTAGATGTGAGCAATTTCTGCAGTTCTCGTGACCATGCAATAAAAATCGGGCAATACAATCTTTCTGTCAGAAGAAGAATCGACCATAGCATTAGCTTTAAGACTATCCCTACCGAGCTAGGCCTTCAGCCTGGCAATTTGATTGTTGTGTCGGTGTCAATGACTCCCTACAGCAATTTTTGCAATGGCGCATTCGATCCTGAGACAGGCGAATGTAGCTCTGTTAATTTCTTGAACCCTGACGATGGGGACAATGATGGAACATTTGACTTGCAGATTTATACTTCTGGAGTCGGTGTTGAAGAGCAATCGGTGACTATCACCAACAATGTCGTCACTGATAGTTCTTTATATGGCAAGCTGTTCGCCAAAATTCCAACAGTGGCTGAAAGGCGGTACTACAAGATCTCTAAAATCGAGTTAGATGAGGAAGGTCTGGTGCAGGTAGACGCTTTGTATTTCCCCACCGAAAATCTGCGAAGTGTGATCGCGGAAGATGTCCAAACAGTTTCTAGGTTTGAGGTGATCGGCTAATGACTACTGCTTTTCCTGACCTTGTGCCGTCTGCCAGGACATTTGTACCTGGCAACTATCCGGTTAAGGCCTATCTGGCGATGAATGGGGTGGAGCATCGGTTGCTATATGGCAGCACTCGCACTCAGATGACCTTACAGCTCAGTTACCAAAACATCTCTGACACCGATGCAGCAAGCTTTTTCAAGCATTTTGACGAGATGAAAGGGACTTTGTTTGGTTTCGATCTCGGCTTGCCTGATGAGGGCACCAAAGGCGGTTATACAGGCAACAGCACTTTCGCGATGAATGCCAATGGTGGGGAGTGGCGATATTCTGAACCGCCTACTATGACTAGCATTAGGCCGGGAGTTTCCACTGTGAATATCACCTTGGTAGGTTTCCACTGATGGCTTCTTATTTTTCGGGAAACAATGGGGCCTTGTTCTTTGGAGGAGCGTCGGGCACTGATACCACTAAGCCGGCTGGTAAAAAAATCGGCAAGGTATCTAATTGGAGTTTTCAGTCGTCTCTTGGCATGTTGTCCACAACAAGTCTTGGCGATACGGATGAAACAGTTATTCCTGGCATCCGGCAGCAGTCAGGTTCTTTTCGGCTTTACTACTACAACCAAGCCGATACAACCGATGAGGTCTACTGCAAAACCGTCATTGATACTCTGTTAAAAGCTCAAACACTGGCGGCAGATCCTGGTGTAGCTGCCGAACATTTGGGGTTTGAGCTTCGGCTGCAAATCGATGACACTGCGACTTCCAAATACTATGTGCAAGGCAAGGTATATTTAACCAATGTTTCGGTTGCCATGGCAGTTGGCGAAGTCGTGGCTGCTGATTGCACATTTCAGGTCGACGGGGCATTCCAACAGGTGACGATGTAATGGCTGTATTTTTAGGCGATCAAGGAAGCATTGATATTAAACGCGACTCGTTGAATGAGCCACTTTCTAGCGACTTAGATCCAGGCGATGTCAATGTTGACAAAAGGCGGTTTTCATTTGATTTTGATCCAGCTGCTTTGATTACAGGCGATCAAATTGATATTGCTACTGCTGACGGCACTGATTTAGTTTTAGTCAAAGATCATGTCGGTGATAGTTGGCGCGGTTATATCCATGTTGATGATGCTGGTGGCATTCGCGGATACAAGACCTTTCAAGATTCGCTTGTAGGCAGCTTAAATGATGCGTTAGAACTTGTTAAACCGACTGCTACACAAGAGATTGAGGTTAAAACTCGCGGTAGTTTGTTTCGGTGTTTAGCCCAAGTCCAATCTTTCGACATCACCGATAATCGCGAAACAGTTGACATCACAAGCCTTGGCGAAGAATTTAGACGTGTTTATGCCAATGGCTTAATTAGTGGTCAAGGCTCGGCAAATTGTTTTTGGTCTTATCGCAATGCTTTGTGTGATGGATATGAACAAATAACTGAAGGAGTCGAGTTTCCTAATTATCTCGCACAATTAATACTAAGAACCAAATTAGGGTCTGACTTTATTGGGCGATTTGTTCTGTATAGCGATTTAGAGCAGGGAACTGTTTGGCAGGAAGCGACTTGCATTGTGACTAATGTCAGCATTGCAGTCGAGCCAACTCAGGCTGTGCGAATGTCGATTCAGTTTGTCACTACAGGCGAAATTCGGCTTCATGTTGGCGAGCCACCTGCTTATCTATTGACAGAAAACGCTTCTGTCTTGACTACTGAAGACGACATTGGAATAGGCCTTGAGCAAGCCGACTAAGATTTGACTAACTGACTGCAGGTTATGGCTGACGAGAAGATCAGTGAATTGCCGCCCCTAACAGGGGCTGTAGCGACTGCTGACACATTGCCTGTGGTTGATGCGTCGGCATCTGAAACCAAGCAAATTACGGCTAAGCACCTGCTTGAGTCGAGTTTTAACCTTGTCGCTGATGGCAGCATTCCTAGCTCGAAAGTTTCGGGGAATGTCACCATTCCTGCTGATTCCATCGGCACTGCGGAACTAAAAGACAAGTCAGTAACGGCTGCCAAGTTGGCAGACAATAGTTCGGGGATCTATGGGTCACTGCCTGCCAGTGGTTCCTATATCGGCCAGGCTGCGGTAGATAACTCGACGAAAAAGGCTTATATCTG